TCTTGACAGCGAAGACTAATTACAAATATTATCTGGCGAACGGGGCATGCATAGAGTATGCCCTGTCGCCAGATTGTAGTTTAGTCGAAGTAATTGATGGGGTCGCGTCCTCTTACTATCAAGTCTCTACAAACTATTTATCTGAAATTGTCTGGGTTCAGCCTAAAATTGCATCGGCCTTGAATAGAGAATGTGCTAAAAGAATGACCATATTAGTCGGTCAACTTTCTGATCCAAGTTTTGGAGTGCTCAAACTTCAGACACTGCTTGGCCCAGTAACGATTGTAGCCAAATCAGACCTCGAACTCCCTATCTTTATCGGGTCAGAACAAGAACTAAAGGATAATAGCTTCAATGCCTCCATGGAGGAGATCCTTTGCGAGTAATGTTCATCGGTGATCCGCATCTGCGGATTAACAAATTTTCATTAGCAACTCAGTTTCTTTCTTGGGTGAACTCGTTCATCGCGGAACAGAAGCCAGATCTAGTTGTGAATCTCGGTGATTCACTAGATACCCATGCGGTTATTCGCTCTGAAGCTATCAATGAGCTTATGAGCCATATTTACTACGTGATCGACCTGAACATTCCCTATGTTTACCTCAAAGGCAACCACGATCAGTACTCTCCTAAAGATTCTAAATACCATGCTCTTCTTCCATTCAAGAATAGAATTGCGAATCTACACATCGTAGATGAACCCCAGGATCTGTTTGGGATGACGTTTGTTCCGTATTTGGCCGATGGGAAGGATTTTCCCAAGAAGACGCTACCGATCTGTGTCGCTCATCAGACCTTCATCGGTGCTGACTATGGTCCAATTAATGCTCTTGAAGGTGTAGACGCTAACACTATTGGCGCTGACATTATCATTTCTGGTCATATCCACAAGAAGCATAATCTAGGAAAGGTAGTATATGTAGGTTCACCGTATAGTCAGGATGCTTCCGATGCCAACCAAATTAAGGGTATTAGTACCTTCGACACAGATACGTTTGAGTTTTCTTTCACTCAAACACCTATGCCTACATGGAAAACCCTTATATTTACAATCGACAGCGTGGCAGCATCTGCGGATGTTCATGTGGCTCTTGAACAGGCTACAGCTGACAGAACTCAGTCCCATCATTACCTCCTCGAGATCACTGGTCCTAAGGCCGAAGTAGTCGCATATGTTGAGTCAGCCAAGTATCTTAAGTTAGTAAAGGGGCTTAGTATAAGGCTTAAGACAGTGTTTACAGACAAGGAACGTAAGATGATCTCTATCAATGCGGTCTCGATGGAGCAGATTATTTCTGAGTTTGTGGGCAGGGTCTACAACGGAAGTTTAGATAAAGACAAAGTGTTGCAGAAAGCAAAAGAAGTTTTGGAGCAAGTGAAGTCCCAGAGTGCGATATAATAGATGAGTCATGGAAACAGCTGATATTGCAAAGATTATGGATTCTGACCGTTGGTTGCTCAACAACGGATTGGTGTCTGACAGCGTAAAGAATCAGCTATTCTTCTGTGGCTCGATCGTTCATAAAGACGTTCAGGCAGTAGAAGTGAGGATTACACCAGAGAACAAACTGGTTGATTACATTATCTACGTTACTCCTGAACTCATTAAGAAGATCGCTAAATATAACAAACTGTCTGTATCTAAGTCAGTGTTTGGTATGTGGAGATTTAAGCGACTCTTGAAGAAGGAAGGGTGTCTTGACCTACAGAAGGTCCTTAATTCATTCGTAACAGACTATTGTGGTCCAAAGTGGATTGCAAAAGCTAGCGTCATCAGCTTCGACTCGTATATAGACAGTCTAGAGGCTGAAGATGAAGACAGTGGAAATGGTGAGTCTGATAGATCGCCTGACAACGGATAAAGACGAGCAGCAAGAACTCTGGGCACACTATTTAGTGAATAGTGACATATCCGCACTGTCTGATTATCTAGAACAAATACGCAAACAATTCAGCGAAGACGAGCTTCTCCAGATTACTGTTTGGAAGAAGTTAGATAACCCGTCTGACTTTAACTTGCAGTGGATCTTTGAACACTTCACAGACTTAGAGCAGTCAGTGATTCAACTACTTATTCTAGGAGTTCCACTCTTAGACATTTCTAGTATAAAGAACATCGGACTGATGCGCTTGCGTCATGTTATCGCTATTATTCGCGAAAATCCAGCATGGGAAGAACTAGATGGCACTCAAGACTAATCTAACAGACGAAGAGAAGTATGGACTCTCAGAAGAAGAAATCAAGCTCGCGACCCGCTGGCTCCGTGCCCACAAAACCGCCGGTGCTATTGATGATTTGCAGGCTGCTAAATTATTTGAGCTCTACCTTCTAGGAGAGCCACTCGTAAAGCTGGCACAGAACTTTCCTCAGTATCCCCTAGGTCAGATCGCCTTTACTGCTGCTTACAAGCGTTGGCCTGCGGATCGTGATCGGATGATGTCTACCCTTAAAGACCGCGTTCAGGCGAAGGTCGTTAAGAGTGTTCTTGACCAAGTGGACTTTCTAACTAGCATGATGGCTGTTGCCAATGCAGAGCATCTCGATGCTATGGCGAAATACATCAAGGATCCAGTTAATACCCCGAAACCGGCATTGCGAATTACTTCGATTAAGGATTATAAGGATATTACGGAGACCCTTCAAAAGCTTGTTACTGGAGCTACTTCAAGTGGTAATGGCCAGAAGCAGACTTCGCCGATGATTGGTGCTCTCACTGCGCATCAGCAGAAAGCGCTTCCAGAGCCTAAAGAAGAACCCAGAGAAGTAACTATTATGGACATCGAGAATCATGGCTAAGAAGCAACCGCCACTTACCGTAGAGCAGAAACGCGCTATCATGTTGAAGCCTTGCAAAACCAAGGCTGAAGCGAAGGCGTGGATTAAGTACTTTCTCGGACTTGATCTTCCTGACTACACAGTCTCTCGCCACGCAGATACTAATCCTTTGGCAGTTGTGTGGGAGGTTTATGACATTTGTGTTAATAAGAATAATCCGGAGAAGATTCAAGAGCTACTGTACGTAGCGTCTCGAGGCTCTGGAAAGACGCTTGGTGCTGCTATTGCGGAGTTCATGATCATGCTTCATGATCAGCGCGATATCGCCCACGTTGGTGCGATTATGCAGCAAGCCGAACGTGCTTACGAATACATTCAACAGTTCTGTGTTGCACCTAACGTTAAAGAGATCATTGATCCACCTGGAGTTCCAGAGAATCAGAAGATCTTGCAGAAGAATACGATGTCTAAAAGCGTCTTCGAGGTGAATAACATCAAGTGTGCCATGGAAATTCTTCCGACTACGATGAAGGCGCTCAACGGCGTCCACTGCTCACTTGTCTCCTGTGATGAGTTAGATACACTTCAGGGTGAAGGCCTCAAGGCCATTAAAGAAGTTACAGGAATGCTGGATACCAAGAAGGGCAAGAAACCTCTCCGTATCGGCATCTCTACACGTAAGTCTCGCGCTGGTCTTATGAACGAAATGATGGAAAACGCGATAAACAAGAGAGGTGAACGTGTGCGGTACATTCGTTGTTGGACGGCACTTGAGTTTACTGAAAAATGTCTGGATGAGCGTTCGGGCACAATACCTACGGATTATTACATTAATGTGGAAAAGGGTGAGGTTCTTTCCCCTCTAGAGCATTCAAAACTAGAGACATCTAAGCAGAAGGACTACTTCTTAGAGCAAAGTATGTTTAATAAGTGTAAGACTTGCCCAGTCGCGGTCTTCTGTCGTGGAGACGCCCGCAAGCAAGCATCTAAGTCAAACATGCTCAAGACCATTGATGAGCTCAATCAGAAGATTCTCAGCGAGGGCTATGATTGGTCAGCATCTCAGCTGTTCAACCTCAAGCCTTCATCAGAAGGCATTATCTTTCGTGAGTTCGAGGAGAAGGTTCACGTCAAATCTTGGAACCAGATGTGGCTGCTATTGACCGGTAAGGAGTTCCCAGGGATCTGTACACATGACCTATTTGTGAAGAAGTGCTTGGAGATGGGGTTGCCGTGCTACGGCGGAATCGACTGGGGATGGAGCAACCCGCACACTGTTGTCTACATGTTCGTGGATAAGAACGAGAATGTCTTCATCGTAAAGTGTGACGGTATGACCTATATTTCTCAGCCTATGTGGATTCATCAGCTAAAGACTAAATACCACAATAAGTATCGCTGCCAACTCTATGCTCCTGACCTTGCAGATAAGGGCTCAGTACTAGAAATGCAGAAGGCAGGCCTTCCCTGTGCGAACGACGCTATCAAGCCTGAGATTAATGCCAGTATTCAGACCGTCAAGAAGTTCTTGCGCGTTCCTGGTCTAACACAGCCTAAGATGTTTTTAGCTGAAGAGACCTGCAAGCCGCTCATTGATGAGTTCACTAAGTATCACTACAAGTTAAATGCGGCTGGCGAACTTACTGATGACCCGGATGACCGTGATAACCACTGGATTGATGCTCTTCGCTATATTATGTTTATTCTCTTTGGAAAGAGTAGCATCGTATTGGGTGGTGGGCTAGCCTTTAATGACATGGAAGGTCTCCAAGCCCCAACAGGGGACTATAATCGAATGCCTACTCCGATGGAGTACGCTTTAACTCAAGGACTTACTATAAATTCTGAACCGCCTGATTTAACTAAGTTAGGCAAGATCGGCACGTCTCGAGAGCTAGATAAAGAAGCAGAGAACCAGGAAGATGGCGAAAGCGGTGGCAGCGGAAGCTTCCTTTGGAACTTCTAACAAGTTAACATAAGGTATAATAAAGTTCATGGCCTGGTATAACGATTGGTTAAAGAAAAGTATTCAAGGTGAGATTCAGGAACTCCTTAAGGCAGATGGGGTAACTGCTCCAGAGCCAGCAACAGCTCCCGAAAATACTGCTGATAGACTGCCCCAATCTCCTGAAAAGCCCGACGAAGAGAAGAAAATCGCTCGGCAGTTCGTTGACGACCCATATTTCGATATGGTCAGCAACAACTACAACTATAAGACCAAACTTAGTCGTATCACTAACCGAACTCTTAAAGAGGTTTCGCTGCGTGACTGGCTTATCTCCTCCATCATTCAGTGCCGTGTAGATACTGCCGCGCGCTTCTCTCGTCCGGAGCATCGTCGCCACGAGATGGGTTTTCGCATGGTTAAGCGAGACCACGATTCAGATTATTCTCAGCAGGAACGTGACGAGATCGCGATGCTTGAAGACTTCATCTATCATTGTGGCCGTCGAGAAGGCGTTCCCACGGAAGACCGAATCCTGTTTGGTGAGTTTCTAAAGCTTACGATTCGCGATGCTATTACATTCGGGCATGTTGCCGTTGAGAAGGTTAAGACCCGCGCGGGCGGGTTGCATAGGTTTCGTCCTCGTCCTGCAGAGTCTATCTATCTAATTAATAAGCAACTTCCTAAGAAGGTTGTTCAGGCCGATGCTCAAGTTGCTCAGAAACTCGCAGAACCTAAAAGTGATAACGATCCTCGGCTGGGCCAGGAAATTAATACACCAGAGCATGAGTTCGAGAAGTATGTCCAGGTGTCTTATGACAACCGTCCTCTTGCTACCTTCGGTGATGAGGACCTCGTCTTTAAACTATTTAATCCGCAGAACTTTATTGACTCTCGCGGGTACTGCTACAGCCCCCTCGAGCTAGCAATCATTACCGTTCGTTCTCATCTAGATGTGGAGAACTTCAATGCAAACTTCTTTACCCACGGTTACGCTTCCAAGGGCGTACTTCACCTCAAGGGTACAGTTACTCAGCAGCAGCTGGCTAACTTTCGTCGTAGCTTTTACAATAGCATTACTGGTCAGCAGAACGCGTGGCGAACCCCGATCGTTGCTGGCCTGGATGAAGTCCAGTGGGTACCGATCTCGGCTTCTGCTCGCGAAATGGAGTACATCAACTTTAATAACCATCTAATGCGCATCCTGTGCACTCAGTTCCAGATCGACCCCATGGAGCTCGGTCTCGACTATCTTGTTTCAAGTAATGGTCGGTCGAACATGCAGCAGGCTAGCAGTGAATATAAGGTGAACTACTCACGCGAGCGTGGTTTGCTACCTCTGCTCGTGTTTATCGAAGATCTCATTAATTGCGACCTTCTTCCTTCACTAGATAAGCAACTAGCGGCTAAGTACAAGTTCGTCTTTACCGGTTACACGGATGAGACTCCCCAGACCGAAATCGCACAGCTACAGGCTGAAGTCTCGGTTTATAAGAGCATGAATGACGTACTTCGTCAGGCACAGAAGGAACCGATCAAGCACAAGATTGCAGATCTGCCTCTCAGTGCGGCATTCTGGGCATTGGTTGAGAAGAACTACACCCGCGGCGAGATTCGCGAGATGTTTCTCGGTGATGCAGGCGCATCGCAGCGAAAAGAACTACAATACATTCCCGGTGATCCTAGCTTCGCAGCTTGGCAGCAGTTCTTAGCTACTCTAGTGAGCCAGAAGGATCAGAAGAAGCAGATGGCTGCTCAGCAGGATGCAGAGGCTCAGCAGGCTCAGGTGGAACAGCAGAGTGCTGAACAAGAGCATCGTCATGCTGAAGCTGGTCACGAGCGCGACAAAGAGAAGCACGAGATGGAGATGGAGCAGCTTAAGGCTAATGCCGCTCACAATGTCGTGCAGGCTTCTCTACAGGAATCTGCTAAGCAGTTTGGCGCTACAAAGGCCAATCATATTGAAGGCCAGACAGTAGCGAACCCGATCAATAAGCTGAGTGAGTAATGATCTCTTGCGAGCTATGGTCAATCAACCGTATCTTGCGCTTTACCGGCTTTCGTCTTTATGTTCAAGTAGACGGAAAGCCTGGAGAAGTATGGAATCCAGAGAAGCCAACGCGAGTCGGCCTTGCTTGGTACGGCTGGAAGTTTTTAACGGGTAAGTAGATGTGGCTTGCTTTCAGCCATGCCGTTGCCAGAGATGGTAACGTACTGAGCATACCGCTGGAAGTCTTTTAGATTATTAACTCCAGAGTAGCTGAGACCAGAGCGCATTCCGCCAACTAACTGCTGGATAACGTTTTGAACTGGACCTTTGGTCTTAACGTATGTCGCTTCTCCCTCAGGAGTGTATGACGAGTCCGTTGGAACTACTGAGTCACGTGCTTCTCTACTTGCCATTCCTCGGTATTCTTTGGCCCAGTAGTATAGACCTTCTTCATTTTGCAATTGAACTGCTTTGCCGGGACTCTCGCTAGTTCCAGCTAGAAGAGATCCCACCATCACCATGTCGGCTCCGAATGCAAGAGCTTTTACGCAGTCACCGGCATTACGAATGCCGCCGTCGGCGATGATGGAAACGTGTTGTACTCGAGCACACTGTTCAATAGCCGATAGCTGAGGAACACCGTGGCCAGTTACGATACGAGTAGTGCAGAGAGACCCAGGTCCAATACCAACCTTAATAACCCTTGCTCCTGCGTCTGCTAATCGAGCAGCGCCATCATAAGTGGCGACATTGCCAGCAATAACTTCGATACCTTCTTTAGTAAGTCGTTTAATCATCTCAACCATGTGAGCACTGTCGCCGTGGGCGATATCGATGTTAACTGCTAACACACCTTCGTCGGCATATGCCATAGCATAGTTAAAGTCTTCGGGTTTAATGCCAATTGACGGGATGGCAATGGCCTTGTCCTCGTGGATTTTCTTAAGCCACTCTAAAACTTTATAGTGAGGTGCATATCTATGCAGGAAACCTAATCCACCAAGATCCCACATCTTTTTCGCCATATCAACTTCTGTAACTGTATCCATGTTAGCGGAACAGATTGGTGTGGAGAATTGAGTTCCCAGAATAGCTGTAGTGAGGTCAACTTCTTTTCGCGATGCGATCTCGGAATATTGTGGTACAAGAAGAACATCGTCAAACGTCAAAGCATTAGATTTGATTAGATTTGGCATGAGGAGATTGTACTCACATGAATTTTTGATTAGTATAATCCCTCTATACGTTATCCCAATCGGAGCAATCGTGTCCCTTGTTATTCTTGAAGGTCTAGATAGAACAGGTAAATCTAGTGTAGCAGCATCTTTCGAAGCTAAAGGTTATGAGCTTATTCATCAGAGTGCTCCGCCCAAAGGCATGAACGCAGATGTCTTTCTTGAAGAGCAGATGCAGTTGATTTCCCAGGCTGCCCACAAAGACATTGTTCTTGACCGCTCGTATTATGGCGAACTAGTGTGGCCGCAGGTTTATGGTCGAGAGCCACTCCTCTCTGAGGAGAATCTGGAGGCATTGCGTGAGATTGAAGAGTCCGTAGGGACGACCCGAATCCTAATGCATGACCCGAACGTGGAAGCGCACTGGAAGCGATGCGTAGATAACAAGGAGCCTTTGACCAAGCCTCAGTTTGTTAAGGCTCGCAGTTTGTTTTCAACTATGGCGGATAAGAATGGCTTTCAACGTAAAACTCTTTTGGACTTTCCTGAAGTGCCGATTGTTCAACAAGAAGTTAAAGTTAAGTCTGAGACTGAGAGAGCGGTGGTTGTACCGCCAGCAGCAAAACTTACGAACGAGCAAATGAAGCTCGAGACCGCTAATGCTATCAACAACATTCTAGGCAAGCGGATCGTTAAGCAGAAGGGACCAATCTACGACAAGATCGAGATTAACCTTCGCACATTTCTAAATACAGAGCTGGGCAAGATTCTCGGTACAAAGATCGAGAATCCGGGACAATTTACCCCTGAAGAAGTAGAAGTGTTGCGCTTCTTCGCTAAGAAACTTAAGGAGAATCAAAAATGAAGGCAATTCGTGGAATGCAGCGTGGAGTGAAGCAAGAGCCCAAGCTCAATAAGACTGAGATGATTCAGTCGATGGATAAGGAGCTAAAGAATCTGCAGATGGCCGGTCGCGTCACTCAGATGATGGTTCAGCAGGTGATGCAGAATATGCAGAATCTGAGTCAGGATCTAGGTAAGGCTTTCGGCATTATCAATGAGATGCAGTACAAGGTTCTCGCCATGCAGAGTGTTGGCAATTTTGACATGGCAGCAATGGCTGTTAAGGCCGATGAGCTTCGTCTAAACGACTTCATTGAGACTTCAGATGCTGAGGATAAGGCTGGTAATTTCACCATCGGCGACAAGGTTCAGGATGACAGCACAGTCATTATCACCTCGACTTCTGGTGAAAACGCTGGTATTTTTCGGTCACGCATTAAGCTAGCCGAGTGTGGCGTTCCTGCCCTTACCAAGGGACTTGCTGGTCAGCCGGTCGGTACCAAGGTTACTTGCAAGCTCAATGGCGCTGAGCATGTGGTCGAGTTACTTGCAGTTCGCAATCCTCCTCCTGCTACACCTGCCGGCGAAACAGCAACGGTAGTTGCTGTTGGTGAGCCTGTCGTGAATGCTGACGGCTCTGAGTCTCAGGAATATGCTCGAGTCCCGAATAACGGCACGGTGCACTAATGTCTGAAGTAAAGATTGTTCTCAAGCGGAATCCCCGCGACCCAGAGAACGGTGTATGGATCGACGACGTTAAGGTTCCAGACATTAAGGATGTCACTGTCTATGGTGCAGGTACAGACATTCCCCATGTTGTCATCACCTTGGTTCCTAAGAAGATCATACTAGGGCTTGATAATCCAGATATCGACAAGGTTCCAGATGGCGAAAGAAACTGAAACAGAGATGGACCCTAGGTGTCCGCGAATGCTCGATAAGATGCCGGACGCGTTCTGCCCTTTGGCAGTGATGCGTCTTCGAGCTATCCGAACAGCCGGACGAGAACTTACCGAAGAGGAAGAGAATGCACTACCTGGATGCCCCTGGGCGGTCAATAGCCAAACAGCGAATTACTGCTTTTTTAAGTATATTGATGAATTTGCGTCTGAGCAAACCCTATCTGACGTTGAAGTGGCCGCCCTCAACTGTCTTTCGGTTGACACAGTGAAGAGGGTTGAGAAAGAAGCGATGAATAAGATTAGAAACCGTGAAGAGTTTGCTAGTCTTCGAGAAGACCTAGATGGCGAGTCTATCTTCGAGGATAGTTCGAGCTCAGACGGTGACTTTGAGATTGGGAATTAACGACCGATAATAGGACTTCCAAAAGAAGTCCTAATGTGGTTCCACTTCTTGTTGTTGTGGTCCCAAGACCAGTGATGCTTCTCTTGCTGAGGATGACTACCGAAGCCTCTTTCGCCGGTGTCCTTGCGCTCGTAAGAAAAACCCTTCTTGACAATCTTTCCTGAGGTAGTTGCGCCTTGCCCATGGAAGGTTCCTACTGTTGGAGGAGGTAGATGGCCTTTAGTGCCAGTGCCCTGTGTAGCATGAGGCTGTTCACCAGCTGCCTTGCGCCGCATAAAATCATCAATCTTGGTTTGCTCTTCGTGAGTGTTCTTCTTTGACTTCTGGAGTTCGAAAAACTTTTCTAGCTTCACCATAGAGAACGCCTTTCCACAATCACGGCATTTGACTTGGAACTTCCCGTAGACCTGCTCCTTACCACAGTCGTCACAAGTAATGAAACTTAGTTTCTTGGGTCCCAGTTCATGAGATTCGCCTTGTAGAACGGAACCGCCCGACATAGCAGTAGGTACGCCCGCACCGCCATAACCAGCAGTGAGCGCTTTATGCACCAGTTCATAGATACGTTCAACATTACCGGTAATCTTGTCTTCAAGAGAATCCTCGATGAGTGCTTTCTTTAGGCTGATAGCTTCCTCGGTGCCAAGAGCGGCGAGAATCTTATTAACGTTGTTCTCTATCCGTTCGGCAGAGGCGTCACGCACGATATGTCGGAAGGATGGAACGTCAGTTTCAGCAAGATGAAGTACAGACTTGATTAGGATTGCGTCTGCTTCAGCATCTACTTCACTCTTATTTAGATTTAAAGGTTCAACGAGTGTTGCTTGGTTAGCCGGCACGAAGGTGAGCGCGATCGAGTGAATTTTGGTGCGAGCCAGCAATGCCGGATCACTAATCCCTCGAGAAACAACTCCGCCTTCTACTGATGCCTTCACTTTCAGAGGACAGTCAGATTTGTGGATATTGCGTAAAATTGCGGCTGCCGCTTTAGCATTGGGATGATCTTCGTCATCGAAGAGAACACCTTTAACATAGATGTACGGACTCTTCACTTTTTCCCAATAGTAGCGCTGTCGATCGTCATCGCAATCCTCTGCTTTGAAGATCTTCTTAGCCTTAGTTACTTTGCCGAGACAGTTAAAAAAGCCCTTTCCGTGATTATCGTTGAGACGGCCTTTTCCCAGTTCTAATTCAGTAATATCAGCGCCTTCGACATTGAGCATCTCGCCCTGTGTGTCGCGCAACTGAGACGAGCTACACATATCAATTTCTAGCGGTCGTTTAGCCATATCCTTATAATATACTGTTTTGTGGGTTGACTTACCCTTTAAAGCCAAGAGTTTAACTAAGCGCCCATGGTAGAGTGGGGTCTTAGTAAAAGCTTTTACGCAATTTTTTAAGGAGAATACTCACATGGCATCTACTTCTGCTGTTGCACAGATTATGGCTAAGGTTGCTCGCAATGCGACGCAGCTAGGTCTCACTGTCAACTCAAACTCGGGCGCTGCTGTTGTAATTGAAAACGGCTCAAACGATCTCACAGTTTCATATGTACCCGCGGCAATCGACCTCCCTATGGGCGGCGTTTCACCCGCTTCCTCACCTTTCCTAGGTGTAGGCGTTGTAAATCCTGGTCAGCTTAAGCTAAAGAGCGCAAGCACTGCTGCGGATACCATTGCGGACGTTCTCGACTCAGTTGTTGCTGCTAAGGTTCTACAGATTCTAGTTGGCATCGGCAACGATATCCTCCTAGAGAACAGCGATGCAACTTTCTCGGCGGTTCTACGTGGTCACCCCGACCTTCTAGGTATGGGTCAGTAATTAGTAAGCTAACTAAGGAGCTATAAACTATGAAAGAGGAACTGAAAAAGAGCCTCACTGACCTAATTGATGAGACACTACTCGAGCTCGAAGAGCTTAAGAAGTCTCGTTTCTCGGCCGCTGAAGTGGACCTTAAGGGTCCCGGTGCTGATGGCATCGCTGGCAAGCCTGCAAATGGCAAGCTAGATGCAGCTAAGGCAGAGGACAAGAAGGATGATGAGGATGAGGATGATAAGGATGAAGATAAGGCGGAGAAGGGCGAAGGCGTGAATAGCGCTGCTGATCCCAACGCCGGTCATCACCAGATGGATAAGGGCGAAGGTGTAAACAGCGCTGCTGATCCTAATGCTGGTAATCACAAGATGGATAAGGCTGAAGATAAGAAGGACGACGATGAGGATGAGGACAAGAAGGACAAGAAAGAGCCTCACAAGGATGACCCTAAGCACGAAGAGAAGGAAAAGGACATGGCGAAGAAGCTCATGGACATGCACAAGGGTGAGATGAAGAAGTCTCTAGACGAAGCTGATGTACTCATGAAGAGTTATGTTGATCAGAAGGTCGGCACACTCGAGAAGCAGCTCGCGACTATCCTTGAGACAGTAACCAAGCTAGCAGATGCTCCGGTTCCTGCTAAGGGCGTTGGTTACAAGGGCGCGGCAGCACCTCTACTGAAGTCTGAGGGTGAAGGCGAGCCTCTATCGAAGTCTGAAGTAGCTTCAAAGCTGTTTGAATTAAAGAAGTCTGGCTCTCGCGTTGACAGCAATGACATCGCAATGGCTGAGATGGGACACGATCTGGAAAAGATTGTTTCGAAATATAGCATCAAGTAATTTTAAGGAGATAATATGAACGACACAGTTAATCAAGTATTACAGGGTCTCGAGTCCGGTCTCGTGTCAGCGGCTGAAATCGAGGCACTAAACAAGGCAATTAGCGCAGGCTACGGCGGCGCTGGCAAGCCTACAGACCTCACCTACGGTGGCGTCCTACAGGCTGAGTCACTCGAGACGACTCTCAAGAGCGTTACGTTTGACATGAAGAACCTCAAGATGTGGCCCGCTGTCAGTGTTGACAAGGCATACAACTTGTTCGAGCAGTACAACCGTCTAATCGCGTATGGTAGCGATTCGGCGCCTTACATCGGCGAAGGTGGAGCTCCTCAAGAGGAAGATTCGACCTACGTACGTGACGGGCAGAAGATTGTGTTCTTCGGCACGCGACGTCGGGTTAGCCACCAGATGACTCTAGTTCGGGTCACTGTTGGTGATATCGTTGCGCAGCAGGCTAAGGAAGGTACTATGCACCTTCTGAAGAACGTCGAGCGCGAGCTATATTGGGGTCATGCACACTTCCAGAACCAGACAACTGGTGCTATGAGTGGCGCGGATGCAGACCTTCCTACCAGCTCGATCGCGATGAGCGGTCTTCTAAAGCAGCTCCTAAAGGGCGACACTGATGCACAGATGATCTCTGGTGACTTCAACGGCTATGGCACGACCAGCTCAATCGGTCAGGACCTTGCTGGTGCGGTTATGGCACAGGACGACGTCGAAGCCCTCGCGGTTATTGCACTAGAGAACTTTGGTTCACCTAGTGAGCTACACGCAGAGCCCGCCGTAATCTCAGCATTCGTCAAGCAGTTCTATCCTCAGTTCCGTTCAGCTCCTGGTCTTGCTTCACAGACTGTTGGCTACGACGTATCGAAGATCCAGACCACTGCAGGCGCAATCGACCTCAAGCCTAACCTCTTCCTCCGTCCTCGTACTGGCGTTCGCGCTATCGCGAGCGGCACGGCGGCTCCTGCATCGACATTTACTGCAGCTGGCGCTGGCGCTGGTTCAGGTTCCACCTTCGCGGCTGGTACCTACAAGGTGAAGGTTACTGCGGTTAACGACAGCGGTGAGTCAGCTCCCGTTGCTTCAGCAGACGTTGTGCTAACAGTCGGTCAGAACATCGACGTTACCATCGGTTCAGTTCCTGCCGGTGTTAAGGTGTGGAAGCTCTACGTGAGTGCACCAGGCGGTGCGGCTGGTACAGAGAAGTTTGCAGGTAACTGGGCAAACACGGGTGCAGGCGTTTACCGCTGCGCTGGTGCGAAGCTCCCTGGCCTCGGTGAGGCGTTCCTACTCGACATGAGCGCGGAGAATATGCGCTTCAAGCAGCTAGCTCCTCTCTCGAAGATCAACTTCGCGATTGTGACTACTGCACTCGAGTTCGCGATTGTGCTCTACGGTGCACTCTTCGTGTACACTCCTCGATTCAACTGCTTCTTCAAGAACGCAGGCAAGTAATCAATAAGTAATTTGTTTGGGTGAAAGGCCTCGGTGAAAAACCGAGGCCTTTCTTATTTGGTGTATAATAATTTGATGAGATTCTCGGTACTAGTTCAGCGGCAGCAACAGCAGCAACGCTAGGACTATATTCCGGGATCGTCTAATTGGTAGGACGGCTGGCTCTGAACCAGCAAATCAAGGTTCGAACCCTTGTCCCGGAGCTGCTTCGGGATCGTCTAACCGGCAGGACAGCGGTCTTTGAAACCGCGAATCTTGGTTCGAATCCAAGCCCCGAAAACTGTTGTATAATGATCCCATGAAACGTGGAAATTGCTATGTCACGTGCGAGGCTCTATATCATTTACTGGGTGGTAAGAAGGCCTTTCTGAAACCAATGACCGTACGACACGAAGGAGATGTACACTGGTTCCTCGTGTCCCTCAGGCAAGGTGACTTGCTTCCAGTGTACATCGATCCTACAGCGAAGCAGTTCAAGACTCCACCCAACTACACTAAGGCCCGGGGTCGTGGCTTTCTCACAAAGAAGCCTTCGAAGCGAGCACGCAAGCTAATGAAGCAGATGCTCTGGCAGGAATAATGGATATCGAGAAGAAAATCGAGAAAGCAGTAAAGTCTCTAGAGTTAGATAAAGAATTTCCACATAGGCACGACTTCTTTACATGTTACTCGTACGATGGTCATCGTTCTGACTTAGATTGCAACCTGACCGAAACTCCTCATCCCTGTTTTCGTTGTAAGGGAACTGGAAAGTATGCTTTCATTGGTAAGCCTTCCGAATGCCCGCGATGTAGAGGAACTGGTATCTTGGGTGGAACTCTAGAAACACAGAAGACACTACTAAAATACCTGGAGCGTGATGAACAACTCGATAGACTTCTTCAGGAGTCCTGAGGCTGAGCAGATGGTTTGTCAGTTTATGTATATAATGGCCAAACTGCGTTTATATGAGCGACTTTACTCTTAAAGAGCGTGGCCATCTTATTAGATTTTTCAATGTTATCATTAGGCTCAGACTCTTTAGAAGGAACTATGCTGGTACTTTTTCCCGACGAGCGACTGCGACACAAGTCGTTACCGATAACCTTCCCCACCTCTGGCCTGGATACCACAATTGAAACCATGTTTGCAGTGATGTATGAGCATAAGGGCATTGGTCTCTCCGCAATCCAGATTGGCATTCCCTTGCGTATCGTCGTCGCTGACGTTGGTCAGGGACGCGAGATCTACATCAACCCCAAGGTAGAGCGCCTCGGCGGCATTAAGAAGATTATGGATGAAGGCTGTCTCTCGTTTCCCGGTATTTATGAGAAAGTCGAGCGCTTCTCCAAGATAACTATTTCCTATAAAGATGTTGACGGCAACACTAAGACGCTTAACACCGGCGGAATGAGAGCTCAGATGTTACAGCATGAGATTGAGCACCTAGATGGTATTTTGCTTGGTGACAAGAAATGAAAAGGTCAAAAGAACTTTACAAGGCTATTGGGAACTTGGAATTAAGGGTCCACATCTGTAAGAAGTGCAATGGAAAAGGAAAGTGGATTTTCTTCAAGACCACCGGTAATTGCCAGAATTGTTATGGCATTGGCATGATAAACGGAACACCAGAGCTTTATAAGCAGATCAATGAGTACATTGAGTCTGGATCTCTGCATATAGATGAGATGCTGAAACATTCACATAAGGTTCCTTAGCTCAGCCGGCAGAGCGTCTTGGTTGCTCACCAAGAAGGTCACGGGGTCGAAGCCCGTAGGAATCATGTTTGGGTTGGAATGTCCCCACTCAGAAGAAGTCGCAACTCACATCCGTCAAGTTCCGGTTCGCCGGCGTACGGGGACAAGTGTGGCCGAATGTGACCATGATGGGATTAGGTTGACCATCTTGCCTTTATAGCTCAACGGTAGAGCAACTACTTTGCTCAGGTAGGAGGTTCCGAGTTCGAATCTCGGTGAGGGCGCATGAGAATTGACGAAAGATAC